CAATGGCGATGAACCTTCTTCAGATTGTCCAAAGGGCCTGCCGCCTTTTGTCGATCCCCGTCCCTACGGAAGTCGTCAACTCGACTGACGCTCAGGTTCAGCAGCTTTACGCACTAGCCAATGAAGAAGGCGACGAACTGTCAGGCACCTATGATTGGCAGGTGATGCGAAAGCAGCATCTGTTCAATACGGTGGCAAGCGCGGTTCAGGCGAGCGCAGTCCCGTCTGATTTGGACCACTTTATCGCTAACTCGTTCTTCAACAGGACGACAATGCGTTACATTTACGGGCCTATTACTCCGCAAGAGTGGCAGGCCATCCAAGCGCAGCCCCAACTCAATCGCGTGTTTCTGGCGTTCATTGAGCGGGATAACAAGTTTCTAGTCACCCCGACGCCAGCCGCAGGGCAGGCCATTGCGTATGAATACATTACGACAAACTGGGCCAAATCGGCTGCCGGTTCGGCGCAATCGTCATTCCTCGCTGATACCGACCTGACGTATCTTGACGACAAGCTGTTTCCGCTTGGCCTCCGCTGGCGCTTCCTTAAGTCTAAGGGACTGGATTATAGTGAAGATTTTAGAACTTACCAAGGTGAACGAAACCAACGGATGGCAAGAGACGGTGGAAACACAATCATAGACAGCACCGGCGGCAATTATTATGGTTGGTCCACAAACATACAAGAAGGAGGGTTTCCTGGATGATTGCGGTATTTAAACTGACAAAAGGTTTTAGTGCCGTTGTGGACAACGACGACTATGATTTGTCGATGCTTAATTGGTATGCGGCAACTATTGGGAATTGTGTTTATGCGGCGCGTGATGTGGGCGGGCGGAAAGCGAAAAAACGCGTTCTGCTGCACCGCGTCATTGCGGAGCGCATGGGGCTGGATTTAACTAGTAGCGTCGTCGATCACATCAATGGCGACGGACTGGATAACCGGCGCTGCAATCTTCGGGCCGTTACTCGCGCGGAAAACGCAAGAAACCTGACGGGCAAACGTAGCAACAATACGTCAGGATTTATGGGCGTTTGTTATGAGCCGCGTTACCGGCACAAATGGTCAGCGTCCATTTCTGAAGGACTGAAAAGGACGATTATTGGTCGTTTTGACACAGCAGAAGAGGCCAACGCGGCTAGGCTTGCTGTGGAAAAACAGCGGTGGGGCGTCCAGCCGCGTCGAGAGGCTGCCCACGCATGATCCTGTTCGTCACCATTTCTGACACCAAAAACCAAGAGACGCAGCGCAAGAAGATTAACGCGCTGTTGTCGGTGTATGCGCCCGGCTATGGTTCAGCCTTGCCAGCCGCTGCGGATAGCCCAGACGGTCGGTTGTTCTATATCGGCGCACAAGGCTATCAGAACCGTTCTGGGGCATGGGTGGCGATATGAGACAAGCGGCGCAGCGATACGGTCGCCAGCCCCTACGGGCGGTGTCTCAACAGCGAGTGTCTATCGGACGCGCTGTCCCGGCTCCTGTTGGCGGATGGGACGCTCAATCGCCCCTAGCCAATATGCCTGCCGAAAACGCGGTCATTCTCGACAACTTCATTCCTCGCGCCGGTTATGTCGAATTGCGTAAGGGCTACATTCCGTGGCAGGAAGGTATGCCTCTGCCGACTGAATCGCTGTTGGTCTGGCGCGGCGGGACAGCCTCCGTTGCTGACAAGATTTTTGCTGCGGCGGGCGGTTCTCTTTACGACGTAAGCAATCAAAATGATGCGCCGGTTGAGGTGTTTTCCGGCACCGGCAATGCGCGTTGGCAATGGATTAACTTTGCCAATGACGCGGGGACGTTTCTGATTGCGGCCAACGGGGCCACCGATCCGGTCTATTACAACGGCTCTACGTTTGCCTCTACGGTCATCACCGGCTCGGCTGGTGTCATTACGCTGGACCCGCGCACGTTGGTTGACGTTATGGACCACAAAGGCCGTCTGTTCTTTGTGCAAGAGGACAGCTTGCGGTGCTGGTTTCTTGAGCCGTTTGCCATCCAAGGCGCGGCCAATCTGCTGGACCTTGGCCCGATTTTTGACAAGGGCGGCTCAATCCTTTGCCAAGCCACTTGGACGCTGGATGGTGGTTCCGGTGCCGATGATCTGGCGGTGTGGGTCACTACGCAGGGTCAGGTGGCTGTGTATCAGGGCCTTGACCCTTCGGACGCAAACAACTGGGCACTGGTTGGCGTCTATGACATCGGCCTGCCGCTCTCGCGCCGGTCGCTGATCAAATATGGTTCTGACCTGGTAGTGCTGACGACCAACGGTGTCGTTCCGCTTTCTCAAGCGCTAAAATTGGACCGCGCACAAGAGAACCTTGTGGCGCTGACGCAGAAAATCCAGAACGCATTCCAGCAAGCAACAACCAAATATCGCAGCAATTTTGGCTGGGAAGGTGCGTTGTATCCGAAAGGAACGCTGGCAATCTTCAACGTTCCAACTTCTAGCCTCACGCGGTCGGAACAATATGTGCAGAACGTCCAGACGGGCGCATGGTGCCGGTTTACGGGCATTGATGCGTTCTGCTGGGCTGTGGCCAACGACCAGATGTATTTTGGTGCGGCTGATTCTGTATGCCTATGGGATACTGGCTTTGCGGACAACACAACCGGCATCGTTGGCGACATCAAAACGGCGTTTAATTATTTTGGCTCTCGCGGAAGCCTGAAGAAGTTTGAGATGATTCAGCCGGTATTGCGGATTGGCGCAGACCTGGCACCAGCAATTGAAATCGTTACGGACTTCAAAGAAAAAGTGCCAACCGCTGTCCCAACGACCATTAGGACAACGGGCGGGCGTTGGGATACCGGCCTTTGGGATGTAGCGGTGTGGTCTCAAGCGGTGCAAACGCGCGATAGCTGGACCAGCGTGACCGGCATTGGCTACTGCGGTGCGGTGCGAATGCGTGTAGCGCCTGACGCTACGCTTTACATTGACCTTGCCGTGGATGACGATACGTCGCTGGCCTATGAGGCAGACGGCATCATTGCAATGCAAGCGGCACGGAACACGAACGCGCCGTGCGAGATTATCGCGTTTAACCTCAAATACGAAAACCAGACGGGCGGGCAGCTTTGAGGCTAGTTTCCGGCCCGTTCTCGCCCTTAGTCGCTCAATGGGTAGCGGACCAGATAGGGCATGGACTGGACTGGGGGCCGTGCGAGGCTATCGGGGTGGTCGATAAGCACGACAATCTCATTGGCGGTGTCGTTTTTAACCAATATCAGCCTCAATATCGCAACATTGAGGTTAGCTTTGCCGCTAGTCGGTCCAACTGGTTGACGCCTTCGCTGGTCACAGGTATCTTGCGTTATCCGTTCCAACAATTAGGGGCGGCGAGAATCACCAGCCTGACGCCAAAGCGTTTGCGTCCCGCTCGCCAGTTTCTCTCAAAGTTTGGTTTCAAACATGAGGGGACTATCCGGCGTGGTTATGGTGACGATGATTGCATCATATCCGGTCTCCTCGAAAGCGAGTGGCGTGTTCACCGTTTCAACAAGGACCGTGTAAGTGAGCAAGCCCCGGCCCCCAGCGGCTCCTGATCCCGTCCAGCTTGCCAACGCTCAAAGCGCGGCAAACACCGCAACTGCGCGTGAACAGCAGCGGCTGAACATGGTGAATACGTCCGGCCCTCAAGGGACCGTGCGTTATATCGCTGACCCGTCCGCACCTGGTGGCTATCGTCAAGAGACGGCACTTAGCCCGCTTGAGCAGCAGAACTACGAACGCTCGACAGGTGTTTACGGTAGCGCCCTCGACACCGCTGGCCAGCAGATTGGCCGCGTGAATACGGCGCTTGGGCAAGGCCTGAACACCGAAGGCTTGCCGGAACTGCAAGGCTACAACGCACCTGACTTTGACCGCCAACGGTTTGAGGATTCGGTTTATGCCAGCCAGACCCGTAGGCTTGACCCGCAATTTCAGCGGCTTGAGAGGTCGCAAGATGCACGTCTTGCCGCGCAGGGCCTTGGAGCGAATAGCGAGGCAACGCGAAACCTTCGATCTGATTTTGCTAGAGATAGAGCTGACGCATACGGAGAGGCTTCAAACCAAGCCATTCAAGCCGGTGGCGCGGAGCAATCTCGCGCTATTCAGCAAGCCATTGCGGGCGGGACATTCGGTAATCAGGCGCGGACGCAGGGCCTGCAAGAGCGGGCTTACGTCCAGAACCAACCCCTCCAGCAACTTCAAGCCCTGCTAGGCACGGGCCAGGTTGGTATGCCGCAGGGCATCCAATACAGCCCGACCGGTATTGGTCAGACGGACGTTCTCGGCGCTCAAGGCTTGGCGCAAAACCAGTTGAACCAAAACTATCAGGCCCGCGTGGGTCAGCAGAACGCCCTGATGAGCGGACTGTTTTCGCTCGGTGGCGCTGCTATTGGCGCGTCTGACCGCCGCCTAAAGCGCGACATCAAGCGCGTTGGCACGATGGCTAACGGCTTGCCGGTTTACGAATACCGCTACGTCTGGGGCCGCAAGCGTCACACTGGCGTCATGGCGCAGGACGTTCTCAAGGCTGGCATTGACGCGGTGGTCCGTCACTGGACGGGCTTCCTCATGGTCGATTACGGGAAGCTCTAAATGGCCCGCGCTCCCATGCCTGTTCCGCAGATGATCGAAACACCGGCTATGCGCCGTAGCGCAATGCTGGCCAAACTGCTTGAGGAACAACGTCAGCCCGTTGAGATTAAGGGCGGCTACGGCGAATTGGCGGCTAGGCTTCTCGGCCAAGGCATCACGCAGTTTAGCGCTAACCGGGCTGAGCGGGCGGTGCGGGACGAACGGGCAAGGCGGACGGCGGGTGAAGCTGATGCGTTTGGCTTGACGCTGGCAAACGTGTTGCGTGATTCCGGTGGTGCGCCGCCCGCTACAGATATGCCGCCCGCTGCCCCGCCCCCAATGGTGCCGCCCGTCTCTAACACGCAACAGCCCGTCGAAGCCATGACGGCCCCTGTTGCAGCGGTTGCGGGTTCGCCTATGCCCCCCGCTGCTCCGGCTGGAATGCCTGCGGCAATGCCTCCGATGGCAGACGTTCCGCCGATGCCGCAACCCTCCGCGCCGCCTGTCAATGCCCCGCAAGCTGCGCCACAAGCGGCCCCGCAAATCGCTCCCCAATCGGCTGCTAACCCGCTCGGTATTACGCCGGGTGAAATGGCCCGGATTCAGGAGGGCGTTGACGCGTTCCGCCGCACGGGCGACCCTGCAATTGGAGCATGGGTGCGGGGTGAAATCGACTTGGTTCGTCAGCGGATGTCGGCTCCCGCTGCGGAGCGTCAAGAGTTTCAGTCAATCAATGGCGTTCCAGGTGTGGTCGATACGGTTACGCGCCAATGGACGCCGCTTGAGGGTGGCATTCCGCAACAAGCGATGAACACCAATCAGGTTGTCGGGGCCGGAAACGTCTTTGGTTTGCCTGAAGGCTCCGGCGTGTCGGTTAATCCGTTTGGCGTCCCTAGTGTAGTTGGACGCCCGACCGAAGGCTATGAGCGTGTCGGTGGCCAGTTGCGTCCAGAAGCCGGAGGCAGGGAAGACCTTAACGCCCCGACGCGACGGTTTGCAGAACTGACAAACCTCCGCAAAGAGGTCGACCCGATTATTGATTCCGCCACCCTGCTGCAACGGAACATCCAAGCCCTTCGCGCCGGTTCTCGCGCACAGAACGGTGCGGGTGACATTGCCATGATTAACGGCCTTCAGAAGCTCATTGACGAAGGCGTGGTCCGTGAAGGTGACGTGGCGCTGCAACTGCAAGCCCAAGGCATCAACGGCGGCATTGCGGGCCTGCAAGGCTATCTTACGTCGTCGGGCCGGTTTAGCCCCGAAATCCGGGCGCAATTGTTGGCGACCGGCGAAGATATTTATCAGAACATGAACGCGGTGTATCGCGACCGTGTGCTGTCGTATGAGCCGCTTGTGACGGAAACATTTGGCGCTGGCGCGTTCAATAACGTCCTGCCGACGCGGACCCGTGAGGCGTTTGGATGGGGTGGGGGTGAAGCGCCAGCACCTCGCCCGCGCCCCACTGCGCCAAACCGTTCGCGCCAGCCCGCGCCGAATAATGACCCGTTGGGGCTGCGCTAATGCCGCAAGAAAAAATGACAATGGATCAGGTTCGGGAACGGTTCCCCGAATATGACGATATGGACGACATGACACTGGCGAATGCCATTCATGGCCGGTTCTATTCTGACATCCCGCTGGCTGATTTTTACGCCTCGGTCGGTTTCAACCCGCAACAAGACGCGGGTGACAACAGCATTTATCCTGACACCGGCCCAGGTTCGTCGCCAAACAACCCAATTGATCTTGCTACGGTGGACCGCGCGACCGCTGCGGGCATGAAGCGTGGAATGTGGGTTAAAGGCCCTGATGGCACGGTCTATCCCCTTCCGTCTGACCCGGTAGAAGGACAGTTTCGCGTCGGTGATCTGCCACAAGCGCCGGGCGTTAATGTTCGTCCGCAGTCTGTCGTCGAAGACATAGCAAAATCGCTCCCGACTGGCGTGGTTGAGGGACTGACCGGCCTTGCTGGTATGCAAGGCACAATCGGCCAAATGATTTACGGCGAGCAATCGCTGGGGCAAAATATGCCCGGATTTGGCATTGTTGGCCCGACCGGCGAGCAACTAAACGAGACGATTCGTCAGGGGCTGGGGCGTGATTATTATCAGCCGCAGACCGTTGCAGGTGAATACTCGCGGACCGTTGGCGAGTTTCTTCCTGGTGCGCTGGCGCCAGGTTCTGCCCTTGCAAGGGGCGCATCCGTAGCGGTCCCCGCGTTTACTAGCGAAACCGCTGGCCAGATTGCGCGTGGCATGAGCGGCGGTGAGCGCGATACAAACGCTGAAAACTTTGCCCGGTTGCTCGGTGGCCTCGGGGGTGGTTTTGCCGTTGGTGGCGCGAGCGCGGTTCGCGGCGGTGCTGATATTTCCCTCCGCAATGCGGCGGAAGGCGTAACTCCGCAAAACTTGCAACTGGCAACGGCGCTTCGGCGTGACGCGCAAGCAATGGGCATTGATTTGACCAACGCAGAGGCCATTCAGCAAGTCACGGGCGGCGGGTCTGGTCTGGGCCGCTTGCAGCGTGTGGTGGAAGGCCAAACGACGCGCATGGCACCGATGTTTGCCAATCGCCCCGCTCAAGTTCAGGGCGCTATTGAGTCGCGGCTAAACCAGATTGCGCCAAGCGTTGAGCCGTCTACACTTGCGCCTCGGGTCCGCGACGCGGCAGAGGGCGTATTGACTCGCTTGCGTCAACGCGCAAATGAGGACGCTGGCCCGTTTTATCGGCGCTTGCCGGAACAATCGATACCGGAAGACCAATACGCTCAACTTGCGAACAGTCCGTCTTATCAAACAGCCCTTCAGGCGGTTCGCAATGATCCAGAAATCGCACCGCTAATTGCCGACCCATTCACGACAGGGCCGGTTTATCACGGCACTCCCGATGTGCGTGGACTAGCGGGCGGATTCAAAACGCCTCAAGAGCTTTACGGGGTAAATGATTCGTCCAGGGCGTTTTGGTTTACCGATAACCCAAGCGTAGCAAGAACATACGCTGACCCTCAACGCGCATGGGATTATCAAAACGCTGAACCGGGCGTTTTAGAAGCTCGGCTACGCCTTCAAAATCCGCTAGAAATTGAGGGTGCGGGGCGTAGGTGGAGCGGCACGCGGGGAGCGCTAGACGAAGCAAGAGCGGGCGGCAATGATTCGGTTATCGTCCGCAATTCGGTCGATGACTATATGGGCCAAGGCGGTCCATCGACGGTTTATTCGGTTTTTGACCCGCAAAATATTCGTCTCGGCCCCGCCACGGGTGATCGAGGGCTTCAAGTCGTCAACGAAGTTGTAAAGCAACTCCGCACGATGGCCGAAGAAGCCGCGCCAAATTCTGCGCGAGTTGGCGGGTCGATGACGCGGGCGTCCGTTCGCGGTGAAGCTGCTGATTTGGCGGACGCACTTGCCCGCCAAGCCTCGCCAGATTACGGCATGGCCCGCGACACGGTGCGCGGCATCAATGAAGCGTTTATTGACCCGCTGAAAGCCGGTCCGATTGGTGCGCTTGCTGACGCAGGTCCAGCTCCAAACCTTGTCAACATGACGGGACGAATGTTCCCTGACACGCCGTTTGAGGGCCAAGCCGCTGAAACAGCCCGTGCGCTAGAACTGATGGGCGAGATTGACCCGTCTGTCGGTGGCCCGCTTGTTCGGCAGCAACTAGCGCGTCAAGCGATGGAAGCGCAGCAAGAACTGGCCACGGGGTCTAACCAGTTTGGCGGCGCAAACTTTGCCGCGCGAGCTTTTGGCAACCCTGAACAGCGCCGGACTGTTATGGGGGCGCTTGACGTTGTGAACCGCCCCGACCCTAACATGGCGTTCCCACCCTTGAGCGCCAACGCGATGCCTGCTCGCGGTTCTGACCCGATGGCGCAGCTTGTCGAGGTGCTGCAAGCCACTGGCCAGCGTCACCGCGCGGGTTCCGATACGGCGTTTAATCAAGACATTCAGCGGCAAATGGCAGGCGGAAACGTGGCTAGTGGCGCAGTTCGCTCTGTCGCAAACATTCCCGGAATTCCTGGTCGGATTGCGACTGGGATTGATGACATTGTGGCCCGTCGCAACGCCGAAACGCTGGCCGATTTGCTGATGGCCAACTCCGAAGACTTTAACGCCCGGCTGACCCGTGCGCTCAACCGCCCCCGTGGCGCTAACCGCATTCGTGCGACTGTAGCTCTCGGCTCAGGACAAGAGGACTAGAAATGGCCCGCAACGGTTCTGGCTCATATTCGCCCCCATCAAACACATGGAACCCTGCGGTTCCTGAAACCGCTATCCTGTCGGATGACTGGAACGCAACGCTTGCGGACCTTGCGACGGCGCTGACGCAATCGCTGGCATCCGATGGCCAGACGCCCGCTGCTGCGGTCATTCCGTTTGCTCAAGGCATCCGCGTGTCTGATGGCTTAATTACGGCTCCGTCGATTAGCGTGATTGGCGACACCGACACCGGCTTTTATTTCCCGGCTGCAAATTCGGCCACGCTGGTTTGCGGTGGCGCGGCTGTTCTTTCGGCTACATCATCCGGCGTAACGTTCCCGCTTGGTGTGACGTTTGCTGGAAACCAAACCGTTACGGGCGACCTGACGGTCAACGGTAACACGACCATTGGCAACGCTGGCACGGACACGCTGTCGGTAGTGGCTACTGGCACGTTCACCGGCAACCAGACCTTTAACGGCACGGCTACTTTTACCTCGACTGTGACCGTTCCTGACGCATCGTTCACAAATGCCAAACTGGCGACGGTTGCCACGGCGACGATTAAGGGCCGGGTGACGGCTGGGACGGGCGCTGTAGAAGACTTAACCGGCACTCAGGCAACCACGTTGTTGAGCGCGGTGGTGGGTGATAGCGGATCGGGTGGCACAAAGGGCTTGGTTCCCGCCCCGGCTGCTGGTGATACGGCTGCGGCTCGCTTCCTTAGCGCGGCTGGCACGTTTGCGGCGGCTGTTCCTGTCGGTTCTATTACCATGTATGCGGCCAACACGGCCCCGACTGGATGGCTTGAATGTAGCGGAGCGGCGGTATCTCGGACGACATACGCGGGATTGTTCGCTGCAATCGGCACAGTGTTTGGGTCTGGTGACGGCTCGACCACGTTTAATCTGCCCGATATGCGCGGCGAGTTTGCGCGTGGATGGGATAACGGGCGAGGCATAGACCCGGCTCGCGCGTTCGGTTCGGCGCAAGGCGGGGCGATTGAGGCGCACGTTCACAGCGTTCAGCCTCCATCTGCAACCGATGACACTGGGGCAGGATTGACTACGACTGGCACGGGCGGCGCTGAAACCATTACGCCATACAACACGGCCTCAACAGGCGGTAGTGAGACGCGCCCGCGTAACATCGCCCTCATGTTTATTATCAAGTTCTAGGGAACTAAAATGGTCGATACGCCCCGTAAGACTTTTCCTGAACTTCAGGCCCTAACCGCCCCGGTGGTGGATAGCGATGTGTTGGCTGTTTACCGTTCACCCGGTCCCGCCAAGCGCACAACCGCTTCCGTTCTCGGCACCTACGTCAACACGGTGATCGGCACCCCGTTCACGCGCACCCTGCTGGCTACGGCGAACAATAGCGCCTTCCTTGTGGCGCTGGGGCAGATTGCTTCGTCATTCGTGAACTTTCTTCAATCAGGAACCGGCGCTGTTACGCGGACGGTCGAGGGCAGATTGAAGGACACCATCCACGCCAAGGACTTTGGCGCGCTTGGTGGCGGGGCAAACGACACGGCAGCTATTCAAGCGGCGTTGACCTATGCTGGAACGCGTGCCCCTGCAACGGTGTTTTGCAACGACGTTCAATACACAACTGACGAACTGAACGTCCCGGCCAATGTGACGTTGTTCTGCAACCTCAAAATTCGCACCGCTGCGACGGTTGGCAGCGAAAAGAACATCGTTCGCGTTAATCCTGGCTGCACTGTTATCGGCAGACTGGAAGGCAGCAACACAACAGCCACCGAGGTCGTGGAGCGTGGTATTTATCCGGCGGTCAACTCTTGCCATGACGTAACGCTTGACGTTGAGATTACGAAAACAACGGTTGGCGTCCAAGCAAGCGACATCAGCGATTTGACGTTGCCGCCCCGCCGTTGGCGCGGGCGTATTGTTTGCAACAGCATTGCAGCATTTATCGGCGGGTCGAACGGTTACGGTCTGAACGGGACGCTCTGCGACTCAAATCTCATCGTCATCACAACCAGCGTTCCGCGTCACGGCCTTTATTTGGCTGCTGGCGCGTCCAACAATTACATCGAAATCCACGACGACGGCAGCCGGTTTGCGCCTATCGACATTGCAAGCGACCCGGGCCAACCGGAATGTTTCGGCAACAGCATTATTGCGTTCGTCAGAAATCACCTTGGAAACTACACTGGCCTCAACTGCGTTGGCGGCTTTTTCAAGGGCGCGTGTAGAGGCAACAAGCTGGAACTGCACATTTCCGACAGCGCCGCGCTCTATTCGGCGTTCCAGTTTTTGGCGACAAACACCACGACCTACCCGACGGATAATGATGTCACTGTGTATTTTGACGGCGATATTTCCGGCACGGCGGTTGTTGAGTTGATGTCTGGCGGGAACAACCAGATTAACCTTTATGGTGCGGGCGCGAAAACGGGCGGCGGTCTTGGCGTTCCTATTTACGTCGGACGAAACGACAGCATTACGCCTGCCAGCCCTCCGGCATACGCGGCTGTGATTGGCGAGGTCAATTACCGCTGTGGGTCGGGCTTCACAAACGCCGTTGCCGTCGTGACGAACTACGCAAAAACGCTCCTTGGTTACGGCTCGATTGTTGTTTCGGGCTACTCGGGTGATCCTGTTGTGGTTTCGGGTTCGCCAGTCCTAGAGGGTTGGATTAACCAAGCTCGCGCTACCTTTGATGTTTCGGGCGTAGCGGCGGGCGGGACGTTTGACGTTGTTGTGACCCACGACAAGATTGCTTCGTTCAAAAACGTGCTGGCAGGATCGGTGGTCAACATCGGCGGCACAAAAACGCCGAACAACCTTATTACCGTGTCCGCCTCGACGACCACAACTGTGCAGTTTACCAATCTTGACTCAGTTACGGCCCGTTTCGTCGGGTCCGTCGTTATCCAAGGGTATTAGGTCGTGGTTCTCGAACCTAGGCATCTCATCACCCTCGGCCTAGCTGGCGTGGCCGTCATTATTTGGCTTGTGCGGCTTGAAAGCCCCGTTACTGGAAAGGCAACACAATGACTGCACAAGAACACATCGAAGCTATCGGGCGCGCAATCGTTCAGGTGGAAGCCGCCGTAAAGGTCATGCAAAAAGCGACGCAGCAGGCGGACCAACGCGACCCTGCCGCAAAAGCCATGCGGAAGGCAACAGAGCAAGCGGAGAAAAGCCTTGCCCTTCTTCATGCTAGACTGGACCGAGCGCAGAAAGCCTACATGGCCACGCGCGACGGCAAGAACATTGTTGCTTTCTCTGGGGGCACGGATAAGCCTCCGGTCACTGACCCCGACAAGCCGGTGAAGCCATGATCTGGTATCTTTACGCGACCGCAGCCGTCTTTGTGGTCTGCTTTCTGGCCTATCGGTCCAAGCCTCAGAAGTATGCGGACTTGATGGGCGTCAGCGCCCTGCTTGCAATGGTCTTTTGCATCGGGAACGCAATCCTCGGGCTTTATCGTTTCCCCGACGCGCTTTTGGCTTCGCCAGTTCTCGACCTTTTTTTGGTGGCGATGATCTTCCGGTCAAATCAGGAAAATCCCGAGAACTGGAAATATGTCATGGTCGGGACATTGGTTGCCCAACTTGCGCTTCATGTTGTGGCTATCGGACTATGGAAAACTGGGGAGCTAACACAGCATGGATTGTGGACCTATGTTGTGGCTGTCAACGCGATCTTCGTGGTCCAGCTTCTTACCCTCGCAAGCGTCGGAGTGGGTCATGGCGTGGGTCGTCTTCGCGTCTGGCTGTTTAATCGCCGGGACGTATCTCTTGCAGCGGATGCTGGACAATGAGCATTCCAAGCGTGGAGGTGGTCGCAAACGACGTAGGACATTTGATCGACCGGGTTGAGAAATTGGAAGCCAAGGTGGAAGCGATCATGCTTACGCAACGGTGGCAAATGGGCGCGGCTGTCGGCTTTGGCGTGGTGATGACCTTGCTGCTTCCCCGCGTCGCTGCCGTGCTTGGCTTGTCATGACCGACCCGGACAATCCCCTTCCCGAACCGTCGTTCCACTGGCGGCGATGGGTTACGATTGGTTATGTCGTCGCGACCACAATCCTGCTGGCCGTGATCGTCTGGAAGCTAACCGAAGGCGGGCCGCTTCGTGACATTGCGCTGGCCCTCATAGGCTCGCAAGCGTTCTTTGCCCTGATGTATATGGGGGGAGCGTCGGCCTCTGACCTCGCCCGCATCGTCGCAAGCTGGAAAAAGCCATGAGCATTAAGTTCCTGACCATTCACTGTGCAGCGACCCCGCGTGGCCGCGACGTGAAAGCGCCCGCCATTGTAAAGATGGGAATGGACCGTTTCGGGCAAGCTAGTTATCACCACGTCATTGAGCTTGACGGAACTGTCGTCCGCACTCTGAAAGACAGTCAGCGCGGCGCACATACGGGTGGGCATAACACGGGCAACATTGGGATTTGCTACGTTGGCGGGGTCGAGAACAACAAAGCAATGACGCCAGCCGATACGCGGACGGAAGCCCAGAAAGTCGCGTTGCGAAAGGTCGTAGCAGACTATCGCGCGAAATATCCGGGCATTGTCGTGCGCGGGCATCGCGACTGGCCCGGCGTCTCTAAAGCCTGTCCGTCTTTTGACGTAGCGACCGCCCTGTAATGCGTTATCTCCGCATCATCACCCCGACCGGATGGCTTGTCATTGCAGCGGTTGCGGTGGTGCTGTTCGGTCTCGCCGGTCTGGCCCGTCCTAGCTTTCTCGGCCTCAAGTTCGACCCGTTCGGCATTGATGCCCGCAAGATTGACCGGCTGAAAAGCGAGGTCTCGGTGTTAGAGCGCGAGGCGGTCGGCAACGCTGAGATTGCGGCGGCGACACAAACCTTTCACACGCGGGAGGTTGTAATCCGCGACCTTGCCCGCCAAGCTGAAACCGAAGCGAGGACGGCACCCGATGCTGAAACGCCCCTTGACCCTGACCGCGTGGCTCGTATTCGGGTTGCTGATCACCGGCTGTGCATCGTCGCCCCGTCAATCTGCGCCAGTCCTGACCCTGCCGGAAGCGGCGCGGACCCCGTGCCAGTTGCCGACGCTTCCCGATAACCCGACCATTTCTGACCTAGAAGTCACGCACGACGCTAGGGGTCTAATGCTGGCCGTGTGCGACGGTCGGAGAGATTTAGCGGTCCAAGCCTTCGACGCTCAATCTCGCGCCTTGGCGACCCCTCCCCGCCCATTCTGGCGCTTTTGGTAATCTGACATGGCCTTGTCGTTTATTCCACCGGAAAATGACGAGTATCCCCGATGGGTGACTGAAACCCAGATTAGATATCTAGAAGCGGTAAAAGAACACGGCGGCCAGAACGCCGCAGCTAGGGCGCTCGGTGTTGCGAAGAGTTCGGTCAACGAAGCGATTGCGACATACAAAAGGGAAGCGGCTAGGCGAGGACACGCCCCCGGCCATTTTGACGACGGCGTAGCCCCCGGCTTTGTTATGGGCAAAGTCACCATCCAGCGCGGCCCCGGTGGCGTTGAGAGGGTTTGGGAACGGCAGTCCCCAGACGCTGAATCGCAGGCTGAACGGTTGCAAGCTATCAAGGCGGGGCTTCTTGATGGGCTAGAGCCTATCGCGCCGCTTTCTGGGCCTGATTACACGGATGACGACCTGCTAACTGTCTATCCTCAAGGCGACCCCCACGCGGGCCTTTACGCTTGGAAAGACGAAACTGGACAAGCTTTTGATCTGGTCGAATATGAGCGGGTGACGAAGGCCGCGATTGATCGGCTTGTCGCGTCCGCTGCCCCGTCATCCCATGCGTTGTTTATTGACCTTGGCGACAGTCTCCATGCTGATAACAATGCGGCTCGAACGCGGTCTGGGCATCATCTAGACACGCATGGCCGTCACGCGGAAGTCGTCCGGGCTGTCATTCGGTGCAAGCGCCACCACGTCGCTCGGATGCTGGAAAAGCATAATCATGTGACCGTGCGGATTAACCCCGGAAACCATGACGGCATAACGGCCCTGATGCTGGCTGAAATGATGGCGGCGATTTACGAAAACGAACCGCGCGTCACGGTCTCGACTAGCCCTAACCCCTATTGGTTTCACGGCTTCGGCGCGAACCTGATCGGGACTACACACGGCGACGGGGCAAAGGGCGCAAATCTGCCCTTGCTCATGGCAGTGGACGCCCCCGCCATGTGGCTGGCGTCGGAGCATGGCTCGCGGGTCTGGTTTGTCGGCCACGTCCACCACAAAGACGTTAAGGACCATCCCGGCGTCACGGTCGAATACTGCCGGACCCTTGCGGCCCCTGACATTTGGAGCCACGCGAGTGGCTATCGCTCCAAGCGGTCAATCGAGGCGGTGACATACCATCGGCTGGATGGCGAGGTTGAACGGCATACTTGCTCGATAGCGAGGCTGAACCGTGAACCTTAATCCGTTCGCCCTCCTGCTAGGCATCGCCGCCGCCCGCGCTCTTAATCGCAAGGCGTCGGCAAAGCGAGCAAGATGGGCCGCGCACATTGGCAGACCCTTCCCGCGTTCCGTTACGGACTTGCGCCCAGACCCCGGCACACTTGATGATGCCGACATTGAGCTAGGTTAGACGGCTTTAACGCCTCTGGTCTGCCCAAAGCCACAACTGACAGAACGCGGCCACGGCGATAAAGAACCCGGCGAGAAGCAAGTCGGTCATCATAGTCCTATCCTTTTCAGTTCGTCTGCAATTGAAGGAGGTTCTGGCCATGTTTTGTGCCAGTCAGCGGCTTGGAGCGCGGCGGTGCGGCTTCGATAGTTCCGCCCGCCACTGTGCCAAATGCCGTTTTGAGTGAGCGTGAAGGACCATCGGTCGCCGTCCTGCGTCAGTTCGGTGTGCCATGTGTCAGTCATGGTCTTCTCCTGTAAGGGCGGCTCGGATGCGGTTGGCCACATCAACCGCGTCAAACTCGTTGGCTGGCGTGTCGCGGATACAGCGCAGAAGCTCCCGCAGCCTCTCTATCTCAGCGGCTTGGCGTTCAAGGGTGTCGGCGCTCCCTACCGGGACGACAGGGGCTGCTGCGAGCATGTCCTTCCAGACGCCGATCAGCGGCCCGTAACTGTCCAACCGGACGAGAGGCATCAGCGCCTCGCGGCCATTCACCAACATTGCCTCTGTCGGCTCTACCGGAACAGTCCGCCAAGCCTTTAGTTTCTCGCTCATCGTTCATCACCTTTCTGGTTGAGGGCGGTTCGGATGCGATCTGCCATACCGTAACGGTCGGTGAAGTTGGGGTGGCCGTAATCCCCAAGGCACTCGCGGAGCAGTGATTCCGACCGCCCCAAAGCCCAACGCTGCTCTTGGTATGCTTTCAGGAGGGTTCGGAGGTCGTCGAACGACAAGTGCCAGTTTGGTGTCCCGACGAAGTTCATTTCATGCATAAGCCCCCCGGCCTTGTTAAGCGCGTGGTCCAGCCGTCCCTCCATATCGTCGGGGAGTTCGGTCATGATGCTTCTCCTGTGGCGCGGGCGATGGCTGCGCGAGCGTCATTCTGCGCGTCCAGATGCGCGTCAGTCGGGATGCAGCCCGCGTCCTGTTCGTCGTGTGAAAGCAGCGAGCGCAGCGCCTCCAAAAGCTCTGGAGCGGAGGCGATAAGGCGGGCGTCGGCGGTGTCGAGGTCCACGAACGCAATCGTTACGTTTTCGTCGCTAGCCGGGCAAAGGCGACCGTCAAAGACATGGCTATTGGCCCCCTCTGCGATGGTCCACGGCCCTTTCGTGTGCGCCCCCATCACAGAAACCACAGGCTGATAACCCCGGCCAGCACGGCCAAGATGATGAGGCTGCGAGGACGAAGAACCTCGGCCACGGCGCGGAACCACATTGGCGGCTCGTCGGAGGGGCGGAAGTCCCAGCCACGCGATGAACCGTCGTCGGTTTCCATTGCGGCAAGCCTGCGCGGGTCGCGTCGGATGTCGTGCGTGTCAATCATTGTTCTTCTCCCTCTTGTTCTGATGCTTTTGTCATGAGCGAGAATGTCCGGTTGAGTTTTGTGTTTACAAAATCCGAACCCCAGACTTCTTCCGCTCGCTTTTGGTATGCCGCCGCCGCTTCATCTAAAGTTTTGAATCGACCAACGTATTTGTGGGCACACGCTACTTGGTATCCTCCCCTCGCAAACGTTACGCCTTTGGCTCCAGACAACGATGTTCCTCTTCGGTTTGCGTTGTTTTGAGCAATCGTTACTGGCCGGAGGTTGGAAAGTTTGTTGTTAGTCGGGTCGTTGTCTATGTGATCAACGATTCCATCGGCGTTTAGGATTGCGCGCCCGAGAGAAATATTCTTCCCGGTTCCGCCTTTGCGTTTTCCTAGACACGCAATGATGCGGCTATAAATGCGCCCGCTGCTTTTCTTTTTGTGGTGACCGAACAATCGCCACGCATCAAACTTCGGCGCGATTGAAACATCCATGATGGCGACAAGCCCTAGAGAAGCTGGTCTCCATGCATGATCGCCACATACGCAAACTGAATGCGTCATACGGCACCGTAACGCTCGGCAAGCGTCCTGATAGCTACTCGAACAGCTTGAGCTTCCGAGCCGTAAACGCGGACCAGCTTATCAAGCAGGGCTTTGTCTTGCGGGTCCAGCCTTACGCCGGGGCGGTGATATTTCGTCGTTTCCATGACGACACATTGTCACCGCTTAATCAGGCCGTCAACACCTATCTCCACCCTCCCCTTAAAAAACATTGGGGTTAGGTGCTGACGTGTTCGTTTTCGGGCGTTTTGTATGCACGTCCCGCCGTCATGTTTGATAACCCCTCTAAACCGAACATATGGATGGTGAGGGCGATGGCCTGTAGCTCGGCGGCAACCCGCGCATTGCTGATAGGCTTGTCCCCTTCCTCTATCTGGCGAGAGCTTGTCATCATAAGCTCCTTAGAAGCTGTTTGCGTTGTGATGTTGCGTGGTCTTTTCGGCTGCAAGAAAAGCCTCGCGGGCCTTCATGGACTGCTGTTCGGCTTCACGGGCGGCGGCTAACCGTTCGCCGCGTGGGCCTGTGTCAGTCGCTGGCCCCGGCCCAACCTTCATATTCAGTTCGCTGGCCCTCTGTCGCAGGGCTTTCCATTCTTGCTCCAAGCGCCGGACCTCAACGGCCTCTGGCGACGGTTCACGCCAACCGCGCAAAGCATCAAGCATCGCCTCTCGGTCCCCGCCGTATTTCCGGCAAACCCCCTCAAGTTCGGGGAGGGTAGGAAACCACGCGGCGGCGTTACCCGGTCGAGGTTCGTTCGCCAGTTCCATCACGGCAGCTTGCGCTACGTCCAGCGGATGACGGCGAAGGCAATGGACGTAAGCATCAAACCCGACCTCTGCCGCGTCCTCGCTAGATGCCCGCCGGGCCAAAGCCTGTTGCAGTTGCGAAACCATTAGTTCCGCTTCCTCATGGCTTGGCGGGACGGAGGCAAACTCAACCTTGCCAATCGCCAGCCGCACATTGTCCGTCGATTGCGCCAATACCCCAGCCGAAGTCGTCACCTGATACGGCGGCTTGCCTTCCGGGTATCTCCATTCCCGCTTCACGTTCACGCTTACGCCTAGCTGCGATGTCAGCGAATGACGTATCGCCTGATCGGTTTCCGCTGGCTTTCGTGTTCCCAGCCACGCCCTCGCCTTCGCTTCCTCTTGGCTCGTCAGCCCAGCCACCCCGGTTGAGCCACGTTGCAGCGTGGGGGATATATCTCGCGACTGCCCACTCAGGCCAACGGCGTTGAGCATCGACTGCGGCGACAAGCGTTCCATGATCGGTTTCCTTCAGGGCTTTCAGGTATGCCGCATGGGCGGCTTTGCGGGATTTCTTGACTGGCCAACGCGACCAAAACTCAGCGAACAAATCAGGCGGTCGCACAAGAGTTACGTTAGTAACTCTCTTACTATCTGGTTCTGATTCTGATTGGCTAGGTTTTGGCTGGCGTAACGTGTTGTTTTTGCGAGGAAGCCCTGCGATTTCGCGCTGATTATCCTGATATTTTCTCGATTCTTCGGTGAGATAATCTGCGCGAAAGTTCGAGATAATCCCGTTGGCGCACTGAATCTTCCCAGCCGCAAGAAGCTCTTTTCGGATGGACGTCCACTTCCTGACGCTGCACCCAAGCTGGCCAGCGATGTAACGCGCGTCATCGGCAAGCCGTCCGTCGCGCATATAAATCAGGTCAAGAACGATGGCGTAAGCGCCCTTGGTTTCCAGACACAAGCCTATCGTCCCGTCGAGAAAATCGCGGGGGAAGCGTTTGTAATACGGGAGGCTCACGGCATCACCCGAAGGCTTGCACAAATGGTCTGGTGGCGGTAAAACCGCATAGTCGATGGCTCCTGTGGAAAGCCGTTGGCGTTTCGCGGGTCAGTTCGTGGCTAACCCGCACCGACCTTTATCCGTTATTGGCCTCAAAAGGTCAAGGCGGGAACAAGGGAGCGCGGCGGGGGTTTTGCTCCCCCTTTGTCCCCGTCGCGGAGGAAGGAGGCCCCGGTGATGCTTCGCGCTCGCCGGGGTCTTTTTCATTCCGCATCATCAAACGGAAAGCCAATCACCTTAGCCCGGATGATTACGCTTTCCTCTAGCCGGTTAAGCGCCTTTGCCACGTCTGCGACAGGTCGCTTGGCAAGCGAGCCGGATTTAAGAAGACGGTCCTCCTCCGGTGTCCATGCGCCTTTTGGCTTACGCATCCTCAATCCTCCCAAATGCTAAACAGTGAAGGCCGCTTGGCAGGGACGGGCCTTGTCCTGACAGGCTCCGGCTTAGGCGCTGGCAAATGGTCCCCCCGCTTAAACGCAAGGGCTAGGGCATAAACAAAGCGTTCGTCTGCCACCCGTTGCCGTGCCTCTGTCTCCCGGTCTTTGTTGAAGCCGTCCGCGTATCTGTTCGCCAGCTCCGACCGGCCCAAGTCTTTCTGCCACGGAATGCCCATAGTCCGCGCTCTTTCCCGGATAGTGTATTCCGTCCGGCCCAGCTTCTCGCCAATCTCGGCGGGGGTGAAGCCTAGTCGCTTCATCTTGCGAAGCGTGTTATCTTGAACGGAAGAAAACCAATTACGCGGCTGATGCATACTCGCCTCCTGATCTGGCAGTCACCATCGTCCGCTCGTAACCTTTGGCCAGCGCATAGAACGCAAAGTCCGGCCCGCCATGCTTCCTAATCCGAACGGCCTGAGCGTATGTCTGGTTATTCCGTTCGCAATGAGCGCGGACCCCGTGCAAAACTGTTGTATGGTCACGACCACCGATGCGCCGGGCAATCTCTGGATAAGAAAGGTGCGGGCACTCGGTGAAGGCCCTGTAATAAGCCTCCTGCCTTGGCCATGCGATATGACGCGAGCGACCTTGCCCGGTTAGCGCGGCAACGGTTAGCCCGTGTTCCTGCGCGACCTCCCGCAAGATATTAGCGACTGTCTGTCTCAACTCTCTCTCCCCTTAAAAGGCCGCTTTGGCCATGTGGTTTTAGTCTTTGGAAACGGGCGGGATTGCATCGTGCTAGGCTTGCGGGTCAGCGGGTTTGATTTCCGCTCGATACGCTTGCACTTTGCGATAGCGCCCTTGTCCGTCCGGGTTTTCCCTTTGTGCGGCTCTTTGAGGGCCGGGTATAGGTTTTCGTCCTCGTTCGTCCCGCCTAGAGCAAGGGCTATTCGATGCTCAATCTCCCATGCCTCGCCAGCCTGAATCTTGCGCTTGGATATGCCGCAGATGCCGTCATGGAGGGCAAAGATTCGGGCGCGGTCTTTGGCGCTAAACGACTTGCGAGGGCGGATGACGACGGGTTCTCGGTTCACGTTTCCAGAACCTCAATCCCGTGCAACGCCTTTGCCAATTTCACCTTGATGCGGTAAGCTGGCAGCTTCTTGGTGGCGGGACTTTTCACGTCCTCGACGACCAACTGACACCGCGCAACGTCCCAATATTGGAAGTCGGGAATCCAGTCACAGACCTTCATCCCGTTAACGATCATCGGAATGCGCTTCTGGCGCTCAAGGTGTGAGATTTCGTCGGCCCGTTGTAACAAGCACAACTGCGCCCACCGCCGAACCTCCTTCGCACTGTCAAAGGTGATGCCGTCAACGGTGGTTTTGACGTTCCGGTATTTGGGAGCCTTCACCGCCGCCCCTCGACCTTAAGTTCCTCTATCGAGAGAGCGCGAAGAGCCGCATAAATCGGAGCGCGGGCCTTTTTGGCTTTGATGACCTTCGCCAGTTCGTCTTTCAATGCGTTACGCTGGCGAGCAATCTCGGCAAGGCGTCGGGCTTTATCTCCGGCGCTTGTGTAGAAAGGGTGGGCTTGCCAGTCGTCCCGCTTTTGCGGTGCGGGCTGGCGATGAAAGCCGTAGCGGCTGAACAGGCGTTTGAGTGCTTCCCACATATTACTTGCTCCGATATTGAATGACGGTGACGCGCTCGACGCCCACCATGTTGCAAAGCTGTTCTGTCGGTGCGCGGTGGCCTCGCAGAACGTCGCTAAGGACGGTCTGGTTCACGCCGTGCAGTTGGCACCAAGCCTTCTGTTTTGTGTCGCCCACCATGCGTTTGATGGCCTTGATGACCTGTTCTTTTGTCATTCGTCGTTTTCGTCCTCTTCTTCGTCCTCATCGTCGGTTTCAATTGCGAGGCTGTTACCCTCTTCATCCCACCATCCAAGCCGGACACCTTCGTCATGGGCGGCTTGCGCCCGGTTCTCGGCTGCGATGCGCTCGGCTTCTTTTTGCTCCGGCGTTTTTGCTGCCTCTGCCGCCCGGAAAGCGGCAATCTCCGCTTCCTTTTCGGCGTCCAGTTCGTCCCAAATGCTCATTAGCTTGTCTCCCTTTCTGCCACTAAGCTAGGCGAACAAAATCGCACTGTCTAGCGAAAAGATAGCTTGACGCCCTCCCCGGTGCCGTGTTTTATGGTGCGTGTAGCGGATGGCGCTAGGGGTAACAGCCCAAGGCGAAATCCGGGGAAAGTGAACGCGCCCTTTCGGCGGATGAACAAAGTAGCGAGGCAAGTCCGGTGGCCAAGTGCCGCAAACCGGAACCCGGTAAGCCGGGGTAGCGAAACGGGATTTGGGATCGAAAGGAATTAACCAGCGAGGCCGTCGATTGCGCGGCTGACGAGTCACAAACGAACGGGCTGGCTTTGGCCATCCGCTACTTAACAAGGGAGAGACGAAATGAAGATGTCAAAAGAACTGTGCAAGCTGGATGACGATATGTGGGACGCGCACCGCGACTTTGCCCACGAAAACGATAAAGACTGGGCCAACGCGGACGAACTGCGCGAAGACGGTCTGAAGATCGGTGAGGACGCCTTCGCTCTCGACCCAAGCGGCGATGAAGCCGAATACGAAGACCACATTGAAGGCGACCTGAAAAAGTTTTTTCAGCCCTTCCAGATGGGGGTTGTCTCTGCTGCCGCTTATTACCGTTACAGGGAACTGCAAGAGGAAGCCGCCGATAAGGCTGCGAAGGCTCTGGCGATGGCCGCTGACATTACGGGAGCCGTGAAATGAGCGATCACGAGAAAATCATTAGCGATTGGACTGCGGCTTATGAGGCGGCAAACGGAGCGGCCTCGGCGGACGAGATGAAATACGTCGGCGGATGGTATCGGACGCGCTGGAATGCGTTTCGTCGGAAAGAGGTTCTTGCCATTACGGCTGCGCTTCAGGCTCGCGCGAAGGCAGGGACCAATGACTGACGTTATCGAAGCCCTCCGCACCATCCGCCACTCCGGCAAGTTCGAGCCGTGTCTCTCAACCCTCACTGTCGCAATCGGTGACGTGGAGCGGCTGACTGATCTAGATGAAGCCCAGATTGAACGCCTGAGAAGCGCAGTCACCCGACTAACCGCCGCGTATTACAAACACTCGCTAGGCCAAGCCGATGACTGACAGACCTCTCGCCCGGTTTCATGAAGGCCGGTTAGAAATGGATTACGGCGGCGTTTATTACCCTGCCACGCGATTTGATGTTGTGATGACGGTTCATATGTTTTTGAGTCGGTCAGACGAAAACGCCAAGCGATACGTCCGCGATTGTCGTAGGGCACTAGCAGAATACGACAAGGCAAAGGAGGAGGCCGAATGACGTTCTCGGATGAACAGCGGATAGCCCTGACGGCACCGCTCAATAAGGCCCATGTGGCCACCCGCCAGCAAGCCGGGCAGACGCTTTCGTATCTTGCCGCGTGGCACGTTATCGCGGAGGCCAATCGGATTTTCGGCTTTGCGGAATGGGACCGCGAGACGGTCGAAATGCGCCAGCTTGGCGAGCCGCGCATGATTAACGAAAAGTTCCGCGTCGGCTATACCGCCCGCGTTCGGATTACCGTTCGCGCGGGTGACACGGTTATCGTCCGCGAGGGTTGCGGGTTTGGGTCTGGTATTGACCGGGACGTTGACCAAGCCCACGAAAGCGCCGTCAAAGAGGCTGAGAGCGACGCAATGAAGCGGGCGCTTATGACCTTTGGCAATGCCTTTGGTCTGGCGCTTTACGACAAGGCGCAAGCGAACGTGGTCGAAACCCCGCCTGAGCCTGTCAAGCCCCCGACCCTTTCCGAACGGGCCGACCGTTTTGAGGACGTGTTGCGCCGGACAAAGCCGGACGATCTGTCGAAGGTCTGGGCGAAGGCGTCGGGCTTGTGTGCCGAACTAGACGCCACATTGCCCGAACGGCTGGCGGAACTGACGACGCTTTATGAGGGGCTGATCGACTTGGCCTCGCAAACCCCATTCACCAAAGAGGAAGCAAAATGACGGACGCGATTAACACCGGCCACCTTCAAGCGTTCATGGAACGGCTGGAACGCCTCGATACGGATAAGACGGCCATTGCTGCCGACATGAAGGAAGTTTTCGCGGAGGCGAAGGCGGTCGGGTATGACCCGAAAATCATGCGAAAGGTTCTGCGCCTGATTAAACAGGACAAGGCGAAGCGCCAGCAAGAGGAAACAATCCTCGATCTTTATCTGCAAGCCGTGGAGGGCTGACCTATGAAAAACATCACGATTGCCGGGCGCATCACCAAAGACGCCGAACAACGGACGACAACGGGAGGCGACAAGGTGACGGCGTTTTCCGTCGCGGTTGATGATCGGTCTGGAAAGGAAAAAGGAACGATCTTTTTCGACTGCAACCTTTGGGGAGCGCGTGGCGACAGTCTGGCGCAATACCTGACGAAAGGCTCAAGCGTGACGGTCTGTGGCGACCTGTCCAAGCGCGAGCATGAAGGCAAGAGTTACCTGACCGTCCGCGTTGATAACCTGACCCTGCAAGGCGCTCCGAAGGCGGCTGGCGGCGGTGGCGACCGTGGCGAATATTCTAACAAGCCCAGTTTGCGAGATTTTGATTTCGACGACAGCGCTCCCTTCATTCGTCAGGCGTTCAGTTATGAGTGCTGAACCTATCCCGAACGCGCGGCCCTACGACCTGATCTGCGAGCATATCGACGACCTTTACGCGGAAGCTAAAAATTTCGCAGACGGCGAGCCGATCACCACGCCGGGACAAGCCGAGGCCGTGCAAACCCTGATGCGCCAAATCCAGCAAGCGGAGAAGGCGGCGGATGCGGAGCGCGTAAAGGAAAACGAGCCTTACGACGCGGGCAAGGCCGAGGTCCAAGCCCGATACGCTCCGCTTATTGGCAACACGAAAGCCGTCAAGGGTAAAACGGTTCAAGCGGTCGAGGCGCTTAAGGCTTGCCTCGCACCGTGGCTGAAAAGGCTGGACGACGAACAAAAGGCCAAGGCGGAAGCCGCGCGTCTGGTAGCTGAGAAGGCTATTCAGGACGCGGCTGAAGCTATGCGCCAAGCCCAGAGCGCTAACCTTTCAGAACGCGAGGACGCGGAGCAAAAGATACAGGAAGCCCAAGCCGCGCAAAAGGCCGCTAGGGACGCTGAGAACGCCCGTCCGCAAGCGTCTGGTATGGGAAGGGCCGCAACCCTGAGAACGTCTTACAAGGCCGTTCTCGTGGATGCCCAAGTCGCCGCCGGAGCATACTGGAAGCGCGACCCGTCCGCGTTCAATGCGTTTCTGCAAAAGCTGGCGGATGCGGACGTGGCGTCGGGGCGGCGTGACATTCCCGGCTTCGATGTCGTCGAAGTGCAAACGGTGGTCTAGTGACGAAGGCCGCTATCGTTCTGCGATCTAAACAGGATAGAGAGAAGGTGTGCGGATGGGTCTGGGCATTGCCCGACTTGTCCCGCATCACCCTTTCAAGGCCGAAACGTAGCCTGCCCCAGAACGATAAAATGTGGGCGATGCTGACCGAACTTGCCGAGCAAAAGCCGGTGCATTGCAATCTGCCAATGGACCCGGTGAAATGGAAGGCCGTGATGATGCAGGCGCTAGGCGCTGAGATGGTGATGATGCCGACGCTGGACGGCCAGAACTGGTTTCCGCTTGGCCTCCGGTCATCCGATCTTGACCGGCAAGAGATGGGCGACCTGATAGAATTTATGACCGCGTGGGGAGCGCAAAACGGAGTGACCTTTAGCCATGACACCTGACAAGCCAAAGCCTATCCGAGTGATATTCTGGACCCCGTGGACCGTTTTCAAACAGGACTATAGCCGATGAATGACGGTCACGACCCCATTGCCTCGGTGCGGACCTACGCTTGCCGTAAAAGCCAACTTGCCAGAGACCGATGGCTTGCCCACCGTGCAGAGGCTGGAATGCCTGTGTTCCGCATCGCTGATAAACATGGGGAGCCGCCGGGAGCGTTTATGCGCCAATTTCAAAAAGCGCAAAAATAATCACGCGGGCTATTGCGTAACCGGAAACGGTATGGGATAAGGGTGCATCAAAGGGAGAGAACGACATGACCAAGATTCATCTTCGCCAAGGCAAAAACGGAACCACAGCCTGCGCCTCGCTCGGTGTCGATAGCCGGGGCAATGTCGTTCGCAACGGTCGCCAGACTTATCAATGCATGGCTTCGGAAGTTGTCGGCGTTAACGAGTTCATGGCAACGCCAGCCGCTGATCGTTGCGCTCATTGCTGCGACCGTTTCGTGCCAATGATGACCGCCCGTCACGCTAGGCTGGGCTTGCCCCCGTTCACGGGAGCGCTGGCATGATGACCGCCACCCTCCGCACTCAACGCGCCCGTTCCCGCCAAGCCCAATCAGGAGCAAAGCGTGTCGAGGTAGTGCTAGACGCTGGCCAGCTTGCCGATCTGCAACGCATCAAAGACCGTTACGGCTACACAACGGCAAACGCTATTTCCTACGCCATTAGCGCCGCACTGGTGGTTATGGCGCGGGACACCCCATTGAGCAGCTAGGAGGTAGAGGGCCTAGTGGGCGCGGAATAACGGGTTTCACCGGACCCGCCGCGCCCTGCTCATACTAACTTGACCGGAAAGCCCCTCTAATGCATCATCCCTCCCGCAACTACGCCCCCGCTACGGCTTAAGGCTAGACGCACAGAACTAAACTAGATGGTGAAATGTTGTCCGGCTTTAGACCATCATTGCCCGGTGAGCGTCGAGGCGGTCGCCAGAAGGGGACGCCAAACAAAAACACGGCGCTGCTTAAGGACGCCATCCTGCTTGCTGCTCAAAAGGCAGGCGGTGGCACGGATACAGGCTTGGTGGATTACCTGACCGTTCAGGCCAGCGAGAACCCCGGCCCGTTTATGTCGCTGCTTGGCAAGGTTCTGCCGATGCAGCTTGCGGGTGACCCTGATGCGCCAATCTCGATCAGTGTCTCTTGGCTGAACCCAGAGTAATCCCCTACGCCCCTCGCCGGGTGTTCCTGCCGTTCCATAACCGAACGCAACGCTTTGCCATCGGGGTGGCGCACCGTCGCTGCGGTAAGACGGTGGCTTGCATTAACGACATGATTCGCAATGCGGTGGTGTCGGACAAGCCCCACTATCGAGCGGCCTATCTCGCGCCCTACCTGAAGCAAGCAAAGGACGTGGCATGGGAGTATCTGAAACGATACAGCCAGCCGATCTGGGCAAAGCCTCCGAACGAATCAGAACTGTATGTCGAGCTAATCGGCGGCAAGCGCATCAAGATTTACGGCGCTGACAACCCGGATGCCCTGCGCGGCGGTTACTTGGATGATGCCACGCTGGACGAATACGCCGATATGTATCCGGGCATCTTCGGCTCGATCATCCGCCCGATGCTGGCCGACCGTCAGGGCACGGCTACGTTCATTGGAACACCAAAGGGACGCAATGCGTTCTTTGACTTGTTCGAGCGAGCCAAGACGGACCCTGATTGGTTCCCGTTCTTCCTGCCTGCGTCTGAGACTGGCATCCTGCCACAAAGCGAACTGGTGGCCGCGTCTAAGGAAATGACGCCAGAGCAATATGAGCAAGAGTTTGAATGCTCGTTCGAGGCGGCAATTATCGGCGCTTACTACGGTAAGGACATGGCCGAGAGCGAGCGAGCGGGACGGATTACGGACGTGCCATATGACCCTGCGCTCCCGGTCTATACGACGTGGGATTTAGGCATAGGCGACAGCACGGCGATCTGGTTCTGGCAGGCTCACGGGTCGGAAATCAGGGTCATCGACTTCTATGAGGCCAGCGGGGAGAGCATTGAGCATTACGCCAAGGTGCTACAAGCCAAGCCTTACAAATACGAAACGGATTGGGTGCCGCATGACGCGAGGGTGCGAGAGCTAGGCACGGGCCGGACGCGGATTGAGACGATGCTGACGCTCAAGCTTAAGCCCAAGCTGGTTCCTAACCACAAGGTGCTGGACGGCATTAACGCGGGCCGTGTTCTGTTCCCGCGCATCTGGTTTGACCGTGAAAAGTGCAAGGCCGGGCTGGAATGCCTGCGCCAGTATCGAGCGGACTATGACGACAAGGCCCGCGTGTTCCGTGATGGACCTAAGCACGATTGGACCAGCCACGCTGCCGATGCCTTTCGGTATCTGGCAATGGCCTATCGTGAGATTAAGCCCGAGGTCAAAACGGCAGAACAGCCGATCAAGGGCATCATGGACATGACATGGGATGACCTATTGGCTAACCAGCCGGTGCACACGGGTTACGAACGCGCATGATCGTTCTATCGACAAGCGGACCCGCGCACGATATGTTCCCCTGAACGCTTTGCGAGGGGCTATGCTTCCCGACGAACCTGAAAATCAAGACGGCATCGACCTTGTTACCAAATGGATTGAGGAAATCAATCTGTCTGAGCGCGAGTTGCAGCCGTGGTGGAAGACTGGCGACATCATCGTTAGGCGCTACAAGAACGAGAACCGCGCCCGTGGTGGTGGCCGTCCGTCTGTAGGGTATGAGCGTCGTCGCTTTGCTATCCTGTGGTCAAACGTCTCGACCCTTCAGCCTGCCATCTATGCCAAGCAGCCGGTGCCGATGGTGGATCGCCGCTATCGTGATGAGGACCCGGTGGGCAAGATTGCGTCTGACGTGCTGGAACGGGCGCTAGGCTTCAGCCTAGACCAGTATGATTTTGACGGACGCGTGAAGCTCTGCGTTCTGGACTATCTGCTGCCAGGTCGAGGCCAAGTGTGGGTGCGCTACATCCCGCATATGCGCGAGGTCAACGCAGAACAGGATTACGAACTGGGCGAAGGCGTTCAGGACGATGACGATACCGAGGTTGGCGAGGTCGAGACGCCGGAAGCCACCGAGGAAGTGGTTTACGAGGAAGTCCAGTGCGACCACGTTTCATGGAAAGACTGGTTGACTAACCCGGCGCGTGAATGGGCTGAAGTCCGTTGGGTTGCCCGACGCGTCTACATGACAAGGGCAGAACTGACGGAACGCTTTGGCAAAGACATGGCCAAGAACGTTCCTATCACGACGACCTCAACCGGCACGGACACGGCATCGGATGCCCAAAAGCAGTCCAGTCAGACGGGCGAGGTCTACGAGATTTGGGATAAGCCCACCAAGATGGCTTATTGGGTCTGCAAGGGCTACACGGGCGGTGTGCTGGACAAGCGTGAAGACCCGCTGGGGCTGACTAATTTCTTCCCGTGCCCGCCTCCGTTGAATGCCACGACGGCCAATGACAGCACCATTCCGGTTGCCGATTACGTCCAGTATCAAGACCAAGCCGACGAACTGGACGAACTGACGGCCCGCATTGGCAAGCTGCAAGATGCGCTGCGGATGGTCGGTGTGTATGCCGGTGAAGCCAACCGCGAACTGCAACTGGTGTTTTCGCCGGGTAACGAGAACAAGCTAATCCCAATCGACACGTTTGACCTGTGGAAAGAGAAGGGCGGCGTTCGCGGCCTTATCGAGTGGGTTCCGGTCGATATGGTCATTCAGGTGCTGAAAGGCTGCTATGAGGCCCGCTCGCAAGTCCTGAACGACATCTACCAGATCACCGGCCTGTCGGACATTATTCGGGGCGAGAGCAATCCTAACGAGACGGCAACGGCTCAACGGATGAAGGGCCAGTGGGGTTCACTGCGTGTCCGTGACCGTCAACGCGACCTGCAACGGTTCTGCCGTGATGCTATCCGGCTCAAGGCAGAGATTATTGCAGAGCATTTCAGCATTGACACGCTGAAGGCTATGACGAACGTGAAGTTGCTTACGGCGGCGGAAAAGCAGCAGATCAAGCAAATCATGCCGCTAATCCAACAAGCGCAACAGTCTGGAATGCCCATTCCGCCCGGCATGGCTCCTGACCCGGCTATGCTGGAACTGATGGCGCAGCCGACATGGGAAGAAGTGCAAGCCCTTCTCCGCGATGACGCGCTGCGCTCGTTCCGCATTGACGTTGAGACTGATTCGACGGTCCAGCCGGATGAGAACGCGGCCAAGATGGCGTTCACTGAGTTCACAAGCGCTATCGTCGGCCTGATGTCAGCGGCGGCAAGCATCGTCCCGTCTGCGCCTTACACGGCCCCGCTGTTTGCCGAGGTGCTGAAGCAAGGCGCTCGCACGTTCAATGTCTCACGTTCGATGGAGGATGTGATTGACAAGGTGTTTGAGCAGGCCGAGGCCGCACCGCCTGTCCAGCCACCAGGACCGCCGCCGCCTGACGAAAGCGCAATGCAGGTGGAGCAACTCAAGTCGCAAACGGCCCAGATGCAGGCTCAAATCGAGCAACAGCGGACGCAAATGGAGGGCGAGCTTGGGATGGCTGAACTGCAACTGAAAGGCCAAGAGCTTCAGGTTAAGGCCGCGACCCTTTCCCGTGACCCGACGCCACAAGGGTTTGCCTGATGCCGACACTGGACAAGACGCAACAAGGCAAGCGGCAGGCGAGCGCGAGGGAAATTAGCCTCACGCCAACCGCCAATAACTATAACGGTGATGTGCGGCTGATGATCGAAGCGGAAATCACTGTGCCTGCTGCCGCAACCTTTAACGAGGCGCAACTGCTTTGGATTAATAGCCGGTTGAGCGCCAACTACACCAACTTGACCGAGGCCATGCAGGCGTTTGCCGAAAGCCAAGGGTTTGACAATTGGTCGTCAATGGGAACGTTTGCCGTATGAGCCGTGCGACTTATCGCATCTGCAAAGCCTGTGGCGATATGCACGACGTAGCCGCATGGCCTGGCCCCTGCCTTGAACAGTTCCGCAAGGCGCGCTCCCATCTGCCAATGCCCGCCATTCGGGCCGACGGCATGGACCCGATCCTGAACCACGCCAATGGCCTGATGTATGACAGTCGGTCGGCCTATGAGCGCGGCGTCAAGGATGCGGGCTGCGAGATTGTCGGGAACGAGAAACTAACGGCCAAGCCACGGCCCACGCTGTCTGACCGTGAGCTTAAGCAGGACATCAAGACGGCTATTGATCAGGTGGAGGCCAGACTATGAGCGACATGGAAGACGACATCCGGGCAGCTATGGCTGAGGTAAGCGGCAACGCACCAGAGCCTGCGCCCGTTGAGGAAGTGGTGGTTGCGCCGGAAGCCGTTATCGAGGCAGAAACGCCCCACGATGACAGCGAAAAGGCAGCAGACGGGCGCGTAAGGGGCCCTGACGGCAAGTTTATTGCCAAGGCGCCAGAAATGGTGCAAGATACTCCCGACCAGCCCTCGGAGGCAGTCGCGGACCCTGCTGCAAAGCTCGCCATCCGCGCCCCGGCTTCGTGGTCACCTGCGGCTAAGGCCACGTTCGATAAACTGCCACCGGAAGTGCAACAGGCTGTTGCAAAGCGGGAACAGGAGATCGATCACGGACTGCGGCGCAAGTCTGAGGAAGTGAAGCGGTATGAACCGCTGGAACAAGTGCTTGCCCCTCGCCGCGCTCAATGGGCCGCGCAAGGGATGGATGAGGTTCACGCGGTCAAAACGCTGCTTGCAGCACAAGACCTGCTTGAAAAGAACCCAATGCAAGGGCTTGAGTTTCTGGCCCGTTCGTATGGCGTGAATTTGAACACGGCCCAGCCGCAGGGACAGCCATACCAGGCCCAGCCCGCGCGAGACAGCCACCCAGAGATTGCAGCCCTTAAGCAGCAACTCCAAGTCCTGCAAAGCCAAGTCCAGACGGCGCAAACCGCGCCTATTGTCAGCCAGATCGACGCCTTCCAGAACGACCCTGCCAACCTGTATTTTGAGAACGTCCGCGATGACATGGCGGTCCTCTTGCACAACGGGAAAGCATCGGACCTTAAGGAAGCCTACGAAATGGCTTGCTGGATGAGGCCGGATATTCGCCCGTTCCTGCAAACAGCGCAGGCCCCGGCGGCTCCCGTGCAAGACAAGGCGGCGCAGGCGCGACGGGCGGCTGTCAGTGTCACCGGGTCTCCGGGTCAAACCCGTATTCCCAAGTCCAATGGATCAATCGAAGACGACATCCGCGCAGCTTTTGAAGAAGTTGCCGGTGCGGCCTAGGAGAACTTAAATGACTTCCCCGAATGTTTCGGAAATCGCAACCACGACCCTGCGTAATCGCACGGGTAAGCTGGCCGACAACGTTACCCAGAACAACGCGATTCTGTCGCGTATGAACCGTCGCGGCACCATCAAGCCGGTGTCCGGTGGTCGGACCATCATTCAAGAGCTGGAATACGCTGAGAACGTCACTTATCAGCGCTATTCGGGCTACGAAGTCCTGAACATCTCGCCCAGCGACGTGTTCACTTCGGCTGAGTTTGACTGGAAGCAAATCGCTGTCAACGTGACCATGAGCGGTCTGGAGCAACTGCAAAACTCCGGCGTTGATGCCATCATCGACCTGCTGGCCTCGCGTATCAAGAACGCGGAAAAGACCATGCAGAACGGTGTGGCCGAAGACCTGTACTCGAACGGTACGGCTTCGGGCGGCAAGCAGATTGGTGGCCTTCAGCTTCTCGTCGCTGACGACCCCACCACCGGCACTGTCGGCGGCATCAACCGTGCAACGTGGTCTTTCTGGCAAAACCAGAAGTTCCAAGCCACTTCGGACGGCGGTTCGGCTGCCTCGGCTGCCAACATCGTTCGCTTCATGAACAACCTGTATCGTCAATGCTCGCGTGGCACTGACAAGCCGGACCTCATTCTGTGCGATGACAATTATTTCGCATTCTATGAGTCGGCGCTTCAGGACATCCAGCGCATCAGCAACCCCAACGAAGGCGACGCCGGTTATGTCTCGCTGAAGTTCAAAGGCACCGACGTGGTGTTTGACGGTGGTTTCGGCGGGGCTTGCCCGGCCAACCATATGTATATGCTGAACACCGGCTACATCCACTGGCGCCCTCACAAGGACCGCAACATGGTTCCGCTGGAAGAAGTCCGTTCGATCAACCAGGACGCTATGGTCAAGCCTATCGTTTGGGCTGGCAACCTGACCCTCTCGAACGCCTTCCTCCAAGGCGTCCTGTTCCAAACCTGATCCCCCTAGAAAGGAGCCACTAACATGGCATCGACTGCTGCTACGGTCTTTTCGACCATTCCGACTGTGGGGATTGATCTGGACGACAAGTCCTCGACCCCGGCCTTCGCCGTCAACACGACTGTTCGTGCTAACGACGCTCGCCTCCACCTCTACGCCCGTGCTTCGGAGGCTCTGTCTTCGACTGCAACCATCCTGATTGGCACCAACGGCTCTGCGTCGTCGGATTCCGGTTCGGCTGGCTTCACGGTCAACACCACGGGCGGTGTCGCCGCTGGCCAATACTTTTGGGCAAAGCGCACCGCCATCTAACACCTGTCCCTTTCCCTAGCCTCCACTGGGGTTAGTGTGATAGCCTAACAGCCGTGGGGTTCGTCCCTGCGGCTGTTTTGCTATGGAGGTAGCATGATTAACGTTGTCAGCGTCCGCGTCGGGACCAAATACCCGATTGAATACGTCATTAAGCTGCATGACGGCATCGCCCGCCATCTGGACGAAGAGCAGCGCCATTGGTGCCTGACTGACAAGCCGGATGAGCTGCCAGAGGGCATTACGGCTATCGCGCACAATCCCGATCTGCCGGGCTGGTGGCAAAAGGTTTATCTGTTCTGCGAAGAAGCTATGCCGTGGGAATTAGGCGACGAGGTTCTGTATATGGACCTCGACGTATGCGTGACCGGCAGGCTTGAGGAACTGCCGCACGGCATCATTAAGGACTGGCACTGGCCGACCTATAACAGCAGCGTCATGCGCTGGCAGTATGGCGACCATTCCGACATCTGGACGTGGTTTGAGCCTGAGTTTATCGACCTGCCGTCTGATACCCTGCAAGGCTTGTTGCCTGAAGGCCAAGTGAATGGCGGGGACCAAGAATGGATTACGCAAATCAGCACATGGAACACGTTCCCCGCTGATATGTTCGTGTCATACCGGAATGCGGTATCATGGCCCCCTGAGACGGCTAAAGCCGTTATCTTTCACGGGTGGCCTAAGCCGCATGAAGTGACTGAGGGGTGGGTTCCTGGTGTCTGGCGCGTTGGCGGCTACACGGCGATGCCAGAACTAAAGGGCATGAACGTAACGCATGACTTTGCCTATGCCAACGTGCGGGCAAACGTGCAGCGGGATTTGGCGTGGTTCTCCGGCTTTGGCGACCAAGACAAGGCTTGCGTCATTGTTGGTGGTGGTCCCTCGCTTGCGGACAGCGTGCAGGCCATCAAGGACCATCGCAGGCGTGGGGCCAAGATTATCAGCGTCAACAATGCGATGCGGTATCTGATCAAGCACGGCCTAACCCCAGACGGTCACGTCATGCTGGATGCGCGGGAAGAAAATCTGCACATGGTCGAGGATGCGCCAATGTCCGTGCGCTATTTCCTTGCCTCGCAGGTTCATCCGTGCGTGTTTGATGCGCTTTCAGGGCATGATGTTGTTTTGTGGCACAATGCGATGGGTTCCGGTGAGGAACTTATGGACATTATCAGACCGTGGTTTGACGAAGGCCCAGACCAGAAGCCCTGCGTTTTAGTGCCCGGTGGAGGCACGGTCGGCCTTCGCGCTATCAATCTGGCGTGGCTGTCGGGGTATAAGAAAATACACCTTTATGGTTTCGACAGTTCGTATGCCGAGGGTTCACACCATGCCTATTCGCAAAGCCTGAATGACGGTGAAGCCACAATGGACGTTGTGCTGGGTGACAAAACATACACTTGCGCCCGTTGGATGATTAGGCAGGCGATGGAGTTTCAGCAGCAATTTTTGTATCTGCGTGACCGTGGCGTGAAAGTCATTGCTCACGGGCGCGGGCTCGTGCCGGACATGGGGAAATTACTCAATGGCTCCTAGACCGAAAGGAATGGCGGTTCGGCTTTTGGAAAAGATCGAACACGACACCAACGGCGGGTGTTGGCTTTGGTCTGCCAAAATAAACCGGACAGGATATGGCGTCATCAAACACTCATGGCACGGTGGTGGGGTTCTTTCGCACCGCGCCGCTTACACTGAGTTTGTAGGCCCTATTCCAGACGGCCTTTTCGTTTGTCATAAGTGCGACGTTCGGACGTGCATTAACCCAGATCACCTTTTCCTTGGCACCGCGTTGGACAACAATCGTGACGCTGGCCGTAAGGGACGTTCAGCGCGCGGCGAGCGGCACGGCCAAAGCAAACTGTCTTTAGATCAGGCCAGACAAATCAAAATGATGCTCGATAAGGGGGAAAAGCGAAAAACCATCGCGAAGACCTTTGGCATTGGTTTGAGTCCGGTCGATAGCATCGCACAGGGAAGGCATTGGTCGTGTTAGTCTGGGTTATCGCGCTTCTCGCCGTTTGGCTGCTGTGGCTGCTAGTCGTTGGCATCTTTGTGAACACGCGCCGATGAGCAGTCAGTATCACGAACGCAACGACAACGAGCGGCGCAAGGCGTGGGCAACGCTCAAATGGTATCCTGAGCGGCTGACGGACGCTGACCGGGCGCTGTTGCTGTTGGATGAGCCGGACTTTTACCATCCGGTTGACGCTCAACGGCATCTGTATGACGAAAAAGGCTTCGCAAAGTGAAGCAGATTGATGGGCTTTGGTGGCCCCATTTTGACGTTAAATGCCGTGCGGTTGTCATCTCTGAGTGCGCCGCTGCTATGCCTATTGTTCTGCCATTGGTGGCCGAGAAGCGGGTATGTGTTCAAGCTGGTGGCAATGTCGGGGTGTATCCGCTGGCGCTGTCCAAGGTGTTCGGTCAGGTCATCACGTTTGAGCCGGATGAGGACAATTTTGAATGCCTGCATAAGAACGTCACATATGACGAAGCCCTTGTGTATTTTGGGGCGCTAGGGGCGGAACCTGGCTGGTGTGCTGTTCAGCGCATCGACACGGACAACTGCGGTTCACACAAGACGCTGCCGGGAACGGCTATCCCAGTTCAAACGATAGATAGCCTGAACCTCGACCAGTGCGATTTGATCTGGCTGGACATCGAAGGTGCCGAGGCTGACGCCATTAAAGGCGCACTAGCGACAATCGAGAAGTTTTCGCCTATCATAGTCCTTGAAGAAAAGGGACTAGGCCCGAAAGCCGATCTGCCCGGCTATTCTAGCGTGATGCGGATTGGAAATGACACTGTGTATCGGAGGACATAGATGGATTATGTAGCGCCAGACGGACGGGACCGGATCATTCCGCGTTTCCATATCAAGCCGGTTCGTAACAACTTTCTGTCAGAGAAAGAGGGCCGCGAGGTCTGGGCTGACGTTGAGTATGTGGAACTGATCGTGCCGGGCGATAACAAGAATATCGTTGACGTGGCTGTTAAGGACGAACACCGCGAACGTTGGCCCACCAAATACGCTGCGTTCAAGGCTAACATGGAAGCCCCTGAGAGCGGCACACCGCTAGAGGAATGGGCGGGCGTGGGCCGCAGTCAGGTGATTGAGCTTAACAGCGTTCATATCCGCACCGTTGAGGCTCTGGCGGGCCTGTCTGATAGCCAACTGGCCAAATGCGTCCCGATGGGTGGTCAAGCCCTTCGCGCTAAGGCGCAGCGGTTTATTGAGCAGACTGAGGCTGAAAAGCCGCTTGCGGAAATGACGCAGCGCATTCGTGAGCTTGAGGAAAAACTGGCACTGGCACTGGAAGCCAAAGCAGAGAAGGCAGCCGCATGAACAATCTTGAGCGCGACGTAATGTATAAGCCTGGTGCTACCTTCTATAAGGAAGGCAAGTTCCTGATGTTCCGCTTTCAGGCCGATTCGTCGTCGGTTATTGGTCCGCGTGTAGCTACAGACGCGGACAAGGCGGCACATGGCGCGGAATATGATATGTATCTCAAGACGGCGTTCAATAATGCGCCGATTGAAGCGTTTGATCACGACGGGGTGGATGGTCCCGGCGGTGTAGCCCAGCCTGTCAGCGACGACCAAACGGACGTTGTGGCGGAACTTGAAACCATCCCCGCCCTTAAGAAGCGCGGGCGTCCTGCAAAGGCCTAATCAATGGCGATGAACCTTCTTCAGATTGTCCAAAGGGCCTGCCGCCTTTTGTCGATCCCCGTCCCTACGGAAGTCGTCAACTCGACTGACGCTCAGGTTCAGCAGCTTTACGCACTAGCCAATGAAGA